ATAAAGTTCTGATCAGCATCAAAGTTAAAAGTAAAACTCCCAGTCTCTGATAGAGGTTCTGTAGCTCCTGCTTGAGCTGCACCCCATGTATTGTTTGCATTATTCTTTGTAATGTTTGCACCATCGGCTAGTTTAGTCAAAGCGATATTAGCAGTAGCATTAACAGCTCTATCTAATAAAGTAGTAGTATTTACTTTTACATCTGTAACAGCATTAGTTGCTAACTTAGGTGTAGTTATAATTCCATCTGGTAATTGACTACCAGTTAAGACTGCTTCAGAAGGTGCCTGTCCTAAGTACGACATTAAGTTATCTCCAATATTGACATTACAACATCAGCACTTGAGGCTGTGTTTGATGTAACAAATATACCATCTCCTGTTTCCAAGACAACTTTCTGATCACCACCTACTACTATCAAAGAACCTCCCGATGGTATCGGTGCAGTCTTAACTAATGAAGTAAGTGTAGAACCATCACTATGATTACAATCAACGTAAATAGTAGTACCTGTAATATTAGCTATTGTTAATCCTATGATTGTTGTTTGTGTAGCTGAGGCAACAGTATAGTTTCCTATTCTATTTGTCACAGTTCCTATTGCTTGGGATGTTTTATTTTTAAATGTATTTGCCATGTTATTATCCTAATGCTATTGCGAGAGCTATAATTTCATCCGTTGTAGCTATCCCTGTTAAGTTTGAACCATTACCATAGTAGTTAGTAGCTGAAATATTTCCAGACATAGTTAGTCCTACTCCAGATACTTGACCTGTAAATACAGCTGTTCCTCCACTTAAAGTATTAGCTGTTGCAGAAGCTAGTATAGAAGATGATACTACAGTTAATTTATTTACTGTAAATGTGTTTACCGATGTTGCTCCAGCTACGTTAATAAGGTTAGAACCATCACCCCAATAAAATGCAGCCGATACATTTCCAGATACAGTTATACCACTTTGAAAAGTTGTTTGATTACCAAAAGTTTTATTTATAAATGTATCTGTTGTAGATACACCTGCTAATTTAGTAGTACTCACAGGCATAGTTGCAACTATATTACCAGAGAATGCACCATGAGCTGGGGCTTGTAATCTTGAATAATGAGCATTATTAGTTTCACAATATAAATCTATTAAAGCTGGAGCACCACTATCTGTTTTTATTTCTATACTGCCACCTGCTACATAAATATCTCCACCTACAGATGCAATAGCATTTACTGCTAAAGCTGTTGTAGAAGTTTTAACTGCTACATTTAAATTTTGTAAGCTTAAGGTAGTACCACTTGATGGTAAAACAATACCAGTTAAATTAGCACCACTTCCCCAGTATGCAGATGCTGTTACATTTCCACTTACCACTAAACTAGATGCTGTGGCAGAAGCTAATACAGCAGAAGATACTGCAGTTAATTTATTGACTGTGAAAGTTGCTACTGATGTAGGAGCACTTGGTAAGTTACTAAGATTAGAACCATCACCATAATAAGTGTTTGCAGTTATGTCACCTGTTGCTGTTACATTACCATTAATTTTTAAACTAGATGCTGTTGCAGAAGCTAATACAGCAGAAGATACTGCAGTAAGTTGATTAACTGTAAAAGTTGTTACAGAAGTAGAAGAACTTGGTAAGTTAGTTAAGTTAGAACCATCACCCCAGTATGCTGTTGCTGTTACATTACCATTAAATCTTGCATTACCATCTACTTGTAGTATATCTCCAGAACCATCTAGTGTTAATGAATTAATAGTTAAGGCACTAGCAACTGCCATAGTAGCACTTATCTCAGCAGTTGTTGAAGCTGTTCCATTAACTGTTATAGCAATTCCATTACCAGCAGTTATAGCTGTTAATGTACCACCAGCACCAGAAGGAAGATTAATTAAATGTCTACCATCTCCATAATAAAATCCTGCACTTACTTGTTGAGTAAAAGTTGCACTTACTCCACGAACAGCTGTTCCACTTACGTATGTAGTAAACGCACCTAGTGATCCACTAACATTACCCTTTACATTACCTGTTAAAGCACCTGTTACATCACCTGTTAAATCACCTGTTACATTGCCTGTTACATTACCAGATAAATTACCTGTTACATTACCTGTTACATTACCTGTAAGAGCTCCATAGAATCCTCCAGAAGCTGTTACTCTATTAGTAAACCTTGCATAGTTTCCGAACAGTCCTTGGGATACCCAAAGATCAGTTACTGATAAATTAGTTACAGACATATTTGCTGTAACTTGAGCACTAACAACTATTCCATATCTGTCAATATTAAGACTGTTGAAGGGACCATACGTCCCAGAAGTTATTCCACTAACTGCCAAAGAAATATTACTATTACCTGCTGCTCCTGTACCATTAGTAATAGCAAGTGGAGCTGTAGTAGTAAACTCTCTACCTAATGCATTACCACCAGCTATAGCAACATAGCCTTGAATATTTGATAAATCTGTTATAGCATTAATAGCAGCAGCATTAGCTGTAATAGTTGAACCACCTAATTGCCAAGCACCTGAAATATTAAATGTAGAATTAGAAAGTTGAATAGCAGAATTGTTTCCAAAACCATCTTGAACATTTTGTAGATTGTTACTTAATCCTGTTGAACTAACCTTAAGTAGTCCACCATATGTATTTGCAATTTTATTACCTGTTAGTGTTGTCATTCTTTAGCTCCAAACTTTCTTTATCATACCACAAGTTATACGAGATTCCAATCATTTTTCTGGTCTTCCCAATTCATTGTAGCATTCTCCCATGTGATATTTCTATCAGCATTAGAAGGTGGTCGAGGATCGTTCACAGGTACTTCCGGAGTTATTACAGGGGAATAGTTTAAAGGATTATTTTGAATATTCCACATACCATCCCAACACTCAGGACATACCTTTGTATTGTAACTTGTTTTTTGTAGTGTCTTTAGTTTATATCCAAAGCCACATTGATCACAAATTCCCGGTGTACGAGAGTTGCCACCCATTACGTAATGTAACCTAATCTAGGTACTATTCTCATATCAGCTCTTTGACTATCTGCTTCAAAGGCTGTTAGAAATGTTTCTTCATAGTTAGCTTTTAACATCATAATTCTATCACCCGGAGTATTAGGTCTTTTCATTGATAAGTAATAAGCTAATCCATTAATAAGACAAGGTAAGAATCTAAAAGGAACATCAGCATTTTCAATAGCACTCTTAGTAATATCATATAACCTACGGACTCTATAGTATCTAAATGTATAAGTCTGAGTATTATCAGGCACAGGCCAGAAGTGTACTGAAACTGTATTCAATCCTCTGAGTGTAGCAAACTGTACTGGTCTTCCTGTTGTAGTCTTATCTACAATAGCTTCATACTCATTATAAGATATACGAGTTAATTGTAAATCATTACCAGCAGCAGAAGCTCTAAGATAACCATCAAGTATATCTACTGTTGATGGATCTAAAGTTAGAGAGGCTTCATTAAAAGTTAATGTATTTGTTTGTAGATCAGTAGCCCATAGAAGAACACCACGATTCTGCCAGTCCGTTAGTAAAAGATTTAAACTGCGTCTTGCACTACGACTATCATATCCTGTTTGTGGTTGACCACCAGCAAGCTCGTAAGCTTCCTCAATGATTTCATCCACATAGAAATCTAAATTAAATGCATTAGTACTTGATGTAGCCATTACTATTTCCTATTTGTTAATCTTACCTTTACCTGTACCTTTACCAAACCTACCATAAGATTCATTTGCTGAAGCTTTTAATTGTTTTGCAGTTCTTTTCTTTTTAAGTCTCATTGCAATAGACTCATCTTTACGAGCACCATAACCTTGTTTACCTACTTTACTAGGAGCTCCTACTTTCTTTCCTTTTTTCATTGTCTTAGCTTTCTTAACCATTTTACTTTTTCCTTTGTTAATTAATTGTTGTCCTATATTAGGTCTACTGATTGCCATTACCTATTACGCATACGAGCTGGCATACCAACCTTACCACCGGCATTATACTTTTGTTTAGCTGGTCCACCACGATTAAGTTTTACAACCTTATCACCTTTGTTTTCAAACCCAGAAGGAATAACTTTATCAACAGAAGGTGATAGACGAGCAGCACCAAAGCCTTGTCCCGTTGGTCTTCCTGTTACATCAGGAAAAGAATCTAGTTCAAGTTTTTCTCCTTCACCTGTTCTAGCTTCCTTGGATGATTTAAAATTATTTTTTAACATTATATTTTTCCTCTTTTATTTATGAGTTAGCAGGTGTATCACTTATATT